TGTTTTTTGATATAATTATAAATCTATTTATATTTCATCAACTTCTGTCGATGATCCATCAATTTCTGGTTCCATTGGAACATCACCAAGAGCATTTTGTCCTCCATCTTGTGGTAATGGTTCGCCAGTAATAGGATCCACGGTACTTGGATCTGGAATAATACCATCTTTAATTTCTTTATCAATTTGCTGATCTATCTCTACAATTTCTGCATCAGTTTGCCTTAGTATTTTTCTACGGACATAATCTACAGAATAGTATTTTCCAATATAAGGTTCTATACTTGCAAGAATACCCAATCTTTCAGTCATTAATTCAGATTCTTTTAATTCTGCAAATTGATTATCATAAATGAAATCATACTGAATATGATCACTGATTTGATCCCAATCTTCTATAGATACGATATTTTTAAGAATCAATTGTGTTTTTAACATATCAGTAAACATACTTGCAAAGCGCTTTCTTAGGCGTCCTACAAACTTTGCAAATTTAAGTTCATCTCTAAGAATTTCAGATGAACGTCCAAGATTGAAACCGCCTTCAGCAGCAATCCTTGATTCGGGAACACCGAGAGAACGATAAAGTTTCTTTTGGAAATATTCAATGTCCGAAAGTTCCCCAAGATTTTGTCCGCCAGGAAGTGTGGAGATTTCTGTTCCTCTACCACCTTCTCTTCTAGGCAACCAAAAATCTTCAAGCATACTCATGTGTTTACGATCATCACGAACCTCACCAGTTTGTGCATTATATGTCAATTTATTTCTATAACGATTCATGACTTCACGGAGATATTGTTCCGCCTTTACCTTAGGAAGATTACCAACATCAATATAAAAAATTCTACGCTCTGGTGCGCGTGATAATCTGTAGATCACAAGCGAGTCTTCAATCATTCTCAATTGATTGAGTGACTTAATTGCTTTATGGAGATATGAAAGAACTGTACCTTTATTTCTATCTACAAGACCTGAAGTGCAATAAGTAACAGAATCTTTTGCTATTTTTATTGCATTTTTTTGAGTCCCACCACCAGTAAAAGTATTTTTAGAATTAACTGGTGTTGGGTTATAGATAAAATATTCTTCTATTTCTGGAGATATACTTTTAAAATTTTCGTTATTTGTACCAAGATTTGTTTTAATTGCAGTATTATCTTTTTTCTTTTCTTGCCTTACATACTTCATTTTAAGTGGATCAACAAAACGAAGATCCTGAATTCCATCTTGTGGTTTTTTTAGATCAATTACTTTCAAATAATATAATCTTCCATCAATATACCAATTTCTAAAAATTTCATGAGATTTTTTATCAAAATTTAAAATTTCTTTTATAGTTTTAAATTCTTTTCTTATAATTGATTTTAATTTATCACTTGCATTGAGATTTGATAATTCAATTTCAACAGGAGAATCGTACAGATCACTTACAAGAGCTTCATTAACAACATCTTCAATCGCACCATCACACTCTGGATGTAGTGCCATTTCACGATATCTCTTTATAAGATCTGATTCTGTACGATAAACTCCTTCTATATCTACATATTGTCCATAAAAACCACTACTTACATAATTATCAACCCCGTCCTCATTATTTTGAGGAACGGGGGAAACTATAGATGTAGATTTTGTATTTTTTTCCTCAACGGAAAAACCAAAAAGTTTAGACATTATAATTTTACTGGTCTATTATTTACTATTTATCGAATAGATTTACCACCAGCATTATCAGCAGTACCAACAAATGCCTCCCAATAATGGACTTGCATTTCTACCGTAAATTCTTCAATAGTATCAGTAGTATCATAACTCAAATCAATAGTTGACATATTAGTTGGGAAAATATCTTTAAAAGTATACTTTCTTAACTCTGCACCATCACGATCCAGTTGTCTTACGGTAGCATCTTGTTGATAAACCGAAGTATCAGTTGTTCCTGTTCCATTATCAAGTTTGTTGATTAAATTCATCCACTCTTCAAATGCAGAACGAATCTTGAATGAAGAATCATTTATAACTGTAATAGTCCAGGTATCAAATGTCCTATCACCAGCAATTTTTAAAATTCTTCCTCTGAAAGGAATTTCAATTGGGTTAATTGTTGATGATGGAAGTGCTGCTGCCTTTACTAAAAATCTAGCTTCTTCTTTAGGATTATCAACTCCAGATGGAAAATTCAATTCAACTTCAAATAGATTAGGTCTTGCGCCGCCGCCAGTTAATCTACTTTTAAAATCAGTAATAGTTTTAAGTTGTGGAGTTTCTCTTTGATTGCGTGACATAGTTTTTTAAACCTCTTTTAAATTAAACGTTACCAATAATTTCTTCAAACGAAACACCAGTTCTGGTGGCAACGAATGTAAGACCGATGAAATTAATCGATCTCGCAGGTTTGACATAAATGTCTGCCACGAACTCATTATTATCAATTACTGCAGCAGTGTTATTTGTTTCGTCGCAAACAACAACATATTCGGTAATACCTCTCTTTGCCTGAACATCACGAAGGAATGGATCAACAATATTCACAAAATTAGATCTTGTAGTTGAATCGTTAAATTCAAAGAGTTGATCTTTTGCTGCAGCAGAAATTGCATCTTCAAGATAGATAAAGAGACGACGAACATTGATACGATCGAATGCCGAAGACTTAGCGAGTCCAGTCTTATCACCAAAGAGAACAATACCAGTTCCTGGAGATAAAATTACTGGATTAATTCTGTTAGAATAAAGAACGTCTCTCTGTCTCTTAGATGGATTATATGCAAGTTTTACTGCATTCAAAACATTCCCTCTAACAGTTCCTGCAGGAGAGAACCATGGGAAATTATTAATATCATTTCTAGCACAAATTCCAGCAATGTCCCCATTTAATGGAACATATCTAAAGACATCATTGAATCTGTCATACATGTACTTGTATCCACTATCAAAGACTCCATATGAAGATGATGTAATAGAAGAGTAATAATCAACTAAATTATCAGTAATAACTGAACTATTATAAATTGTAGCATCAGTATCAGTTGCGGAATCATTAATTAGCGATGCTCTATTTGGAGAAACAAATGCAACTGCATCTTGTCTAGTAGAAGCAACATCAATTAATTTATTAGCAAGAGCTTGTGATTCTTCTTTTCCAAATCTACCAGATCCCATCAATAAGAAATCTACATTATATTGCTCATCATTTTCTAATAAATCATAAGAAGCAACTACTCCAGATAGTCCTGCAGCAAGAGATCCTGCTGTTTCTAAATCAGTTTTTCCTCCATAATTTAAACCACCTGCTAAAGTAGTATTATAGTTACCAACGGCACCAAAAATAATTGGTCCATTTGCAGAATCTTCCGCATTTTGATCCCAAGCAATATCAGAAGATTCTGTATATCCAGAACTGAATCCAGTAGTTACAATTCCAGATGGTCCACTGCCAGCGAAAATATATTCTGAATTAGTTTGAGTGTACTTTCTCCAGTATGAAGGTGATCCAGCAGAGAATTCTGCATCCTTTGCCTTAGAAAGACTTAAATGCTTCTCAAGAATAGTTCCTGCATTTCCAGTAACTTTTCCATCACCATCAACAACTACAACATGAACCTCATCAAATCTAGATCCTCTAGCATCAGCATAGGAACTTGTTCCTGGTCTATCTGCAACAGAATTCCACTTAATTTTTCTTACTGTCGAACCAGCACCTGTAGAAACCGTTCCAATATTTAATTCTTGTTGATCAAACCAATCAACGCCATTACTTGCAGTTCTGGTAACAGAAGATCCGCCAATAACTAAAGAACTTACTGAAACATATTCGGAATTAATATTAACAAATCCGCCTGCATTAAATATTGTACTTAATCCAGTTCTTGTGGTTGTAAGACCAATGCTAGTTTCTGTTGAAAGAACATTTGAATGTCCGCTTACAGATTGGACTGTTGCAACACTCTCAAATTGTTCAAGATACTTAACTGCAGCACCATCAGTATGTGCAGATGCTGAAGTTCCTTCTGAACCTCTAGTAACACCAGTAAGTTGACCAACACCTATTGCTGCGGAAGCCAGTGAAATAATTTCATTTCCTATTTGAAGGTATCTATTAGATCCAGTCGCAATTCCGGCTGTTGCAATTCCAATTGTAGTGCCATCACTTGCTAAAGAGGTTCCGCCAACCATATCAAGAGTTAAAGAACTCTCCAAAGAATATGCAGTCATAGCAGCGCCGACTGAATGATCAGCTGCTGTGCTATTAAGAGATGCTCTAGTTGCAGTTATTGATGTTGTTCCTCCACCAGCATTAGGAAATTCAATTGATGCATTAGAAAACTTATAAATTCCACTTGGGGTATAATCGACTGCAGTTTCTGTTCCTGCAGCAGAAACATGACTTAATACCTTTACGCCAATTTTTTTGTTGGTGGAATCGAGTTCAGTTACAATACCTTTAAAATATCCATCTAATACTGAAGTTGATCCTGTTCCTGGAAGAACTGTATTTGATGGGACTGCTTGACTAACTCCAGCACCAATTACTACTGAAGTAGTACTATCAAGAGTTAAAGTTTGATCAGCTTTAGAATCAATAATACCAATTCTAATTCCATTTGCCCAAGATCCTGGATTTCTTGCAGCAACTACGAAACCTGAAGCTACTGATTCATCATATCCTAATTCTTCATAGTGCTCCAAACTCTTAATCTTTGGTGCAACTGACCCGTCATAAGCATTTTTGAAACTGCTATCATCTGATCTAACAACTCTTAACTGACCACCATACGATAAGTATGACGATGCAGTCATCCAAGTTTCATAATGCTTATCAGTTGTATATGGTCTGCCAAAAGTGTTGACTAAATCATTTTCATTATTAATCAGTGTTGGAACATCAACAGGTCCTTGACCAAATGCACCAGCAATCGCACCGATTTGAGCACTAGTAGGATCTGTTCTACCAACAGTTAAATCTACTTCCCTTACTACGATTCCAGGAGATGCTAAATTTAGTGGCATCTTAATTTCCCTCGCAATCCAAATTTATCTAAAAATATTTATGAAAAGGGGTATTTTGAAAGGGGAAACAATGCATGAACATCACCAATCTGGATATGCCCATTCAGAATAACAATCCTGTTTTTTTCTATTTTCTTTTATTCTTTTTATAGTACAATCTTTACATTCATAAGAATATGATGAAGCTAAATTTTTTCTATTTTTTCTAGTCAAATAATAGTCAGTAAGTAAATTTTTTATTTCTCCACAAACTCTACACCTTCTGTCAAAAAATAATAAATTTTCTAATTCTACTTGGTCCTCTATATCCATTATCCATAGTCCCACATATAACTTCTATCTCCATATTCATCAGTATACCATCTATCTCCCTGACTATCGGTAAAACTATTTTCATCTAAACCATCAG